AGGAGACGCTGGACAGAGGGCCGGATCAAGCGCGGCGGCGGGGATGGCGGCGAACCCGCTCGGAGCCCGCCAGGCTGGCTCGAGTTTTCGCCAGCCCAATGGTCGGCTTCCGGCCATTGAAAGGGGCGGGCGCATCCGCTGGGGGGGACGAATGCGCCCGCCGCCCTAGAAGTCCGTCTCGACGTAGACCCCAGCGCAGTCGTAGGCGACGGCGGCGGCCGTGGCGCCGGTGTTCAGGAACAGCCGCGGTGACAGGAACTGCGTCGCCGCAGGCAGGTCGGCGGCGATCTCCTGTTCGAAGACGGCGCCGGTGACCTCGTTCACGGCTCGGACCCACACCGACGAACCGTTCGGGGGCGCGGCGATGAACAGGCTCACGACACCGCCGGTCGCGATGGCGAAGCTCGCGCCCATGTCGGTGATCGTCGGTGCTCCGGTCCCGTCATTGGCGACCAGCTGCCAGTTGGCATGGGTGCCGCGCTGGAAACCGATTCCGATGCAGTTGATGGCAGCGGCCAGCGTCAGGGTGGTGGCAAGCGCTGCGGTCGATCCGTAGAGGCCGAAGAACCCCATCCCGGTCGCCTGCAGCGTCGTCAGCGAAATCCGCGTGACGAAGGTCCAGCCGCCGAGACCCGCCGCGTTGCCACGCCAGCAGGCCCAGCCTGCGGATCTCTGGTCGGCCACCGAGTCCACGACGGCCGCCGAGGTCAGGCGCCAGCGCCGCATGGAGGTCGCAAGGTTCGTCGCGGCCAGAGTGGGCGTCGAAACGGTGCCAACCGAAGTGATTGGCAGGCCTTCGGTGGTCACCGTCGTGCCGGTCGAGGGCGACCAGTTGGCGATCCGGTTGACCCCGAAATGCGGCTGGAGCGGGAAGTCCCGGCCCGAGGGGCGCATCACGTCGATCCACGGCGCCCCTGCACGGTTGCGCGCATAAACGGAGGCCTTGCCTGCAGGCGGCGGGGTCGGCGCGGCGCTGAGGCCTGGCAGGACGGTGGGCTGCGGCAGTTCCAACTGGCCATTCGCGCGGTCGATCCTGATCGCGTCGAAGAAGGCCGACCCGTCCGGGCTGACCTTGAAGCTGAAGTCATCGTTGCCGAGCAACCCGATCAGCGCGCGAGCGGAGAAGCCAGTCTTGAAGGCGAAGGCGGCGTCGTTCCCGGCCGCGGCCTTGTTCACCGTGGCTTCGATGCCCGCGCCTGCGTTGTTCAACAGCACGGCCGGGGTGTTGACCGACAGCCGGTTGTAGCTGTCGGCCGTCGCCCCGCCGAGGCCCAAGAGCTGCGCTGTCAGGTTCGCCTGGGGCATGCCAACTTGTGTGACGGCATTGGCGAAGGTGACCGTCGGCGTGTTGATGACGGTCGTGCCGCCCGCCCCAGCCGTGGTCGAGCCGATGTTGACAACCGTGGTCGATCCGGCGGCACCACCCGTTCCGAGGTTCACGGTCTTGGTCACGCCCGTGGTCGTGGCGCCGGTGCCCATGCCGTAAGTGGCGGTCGTCGTCGCCGTGCCGATGGTGGCGCTGGCCGCCGAGACGGTGACGGTTCCGGATGCCGTCAGCGTGCCGGAGAAGGTCTTGTTGCCGCTAAAGGTCTGCGTTCCTGCGAGAATCGCCAGTTCGCTGGATGTGTTGGGCAGCGAGAAGCTGCGGGTCGTCCCGGCGCTGATCCCCGCCAGCGAGAAGGTTGCCTTCTTCGTCGGATCGGTGTCGTTCACCAGGCTGAACACGGCGTCCGACACGTCGCGCGGCTCGCCCACCACCTCCCAGGCGCTACCGGTCCAGACGAGAAACAGCCCCTCGGCCGCGGCCCAGACCATCCAGCCGGTGCGCGGCACCAGCCGGATCCATGCGCCGTCGACCCAGAAGGCGATGTTCAGGTCCCACCCGGCCCAAAGGCCGGTGGCACTGGAGGCCACCAGGTGTCGGTCGCCGTCTGCCGGGCTGGCGGGTGGGGTGGTGCGCGTCCGATCAAGGACGGAAAGCTGCACCATGGCGTCTAGCAGACGCAAAGCCTCGTTGTGGGTGACATGCTTCTGGGCTTGGGCTGCCAGAAGGTAGGGCAGGCCCAGATGGGTCGTGGTGTCGGACATGGGGGTTCCCGTCAGAACTGGAGGGTCACGGTCGCGGGTGTGCCGCGCCCGAGGCGGTTCGAGAGCTGGAAGATGCGGATCGCCAGCGTCTGGCCGGGCCCGAGCGGCGCGCCCCAATCGGACGTCTGCTGGGCGGCGGTGTAGAGGACGGCAGTCGTGCTGCTGGTCAGCGTGCGCTTGACCGCAGCACCGTCGAGGATCTGCACGTCGTAGGACTCAACGTCCTCGGCCAATGGCACCTCGACCTGCTCCCAGGCATCGGCGACCAGCGCGCGGGATCGCCGGGTCCAACGGATCGTCAGATCGCCCGGGCTGTGGGCCGTTCGCCATGGCTGTTCGATATGGACCGGCGCGAAGGGAACAAGCCCCCGGCCAGTGGGGGTGAAGCCCAGCGCGGCATAGCTCGCATCACTGACCGCGCGCGCGGCCGGGCCGACCCGCCAGTTCCACGGAAGGCCAAGGTCAGCCTCTGCGATGGGCAGCGCCGAAAGCGCGGCGTCTAGGACCACGACCCGGGCCCCGGCAGGAGCCGGATTGCCCATGGCATGCTCCGTCCCGCGCTGGCCGCGCAGGAGGCGGGTCAAGCGATAGCGGCCGGGGGCGATCAGTTCGGCAGCTCCGGCCTGCACGATCTCCCATTGGCCAGCGGCGCTCTCGACCGCCAGGGCGTTGGCCCCGCCGAAGAGCGTGACGTCGGTCACGCTTTCAAGCGCCCCCGAGAGCAGATTGACCACCAGCGCATTCCGGAGATCAAACCGCGAGGTTGGACCCGGAAAGAAATCGAAGGCCAGCGTGCCGATCCGGGCGCGACTGCCGAAGGTCGTCAGGAGATTGAACCCGTCGGTGGACGCGCTGCGGAACACCGCGATCTCGCCCGGCCATGGGCTGGCATGGGCGGCGATCAGGGGTCGATGCGCGGCCACGTTCTCGTTGATCTGCGGAATGTCCAGTATCACCACCTCGGGCGTGCCGAAGACAACGAGGCTGGCAAGCGAGGCAGGGCGGGGATCGCCGGGTGGCAGATCGTAAGCCGCACGGTCCTGACGCACCGCCTCGATCCCGCGTGCCTCTGCGTCGGCGACCGAGACGAGGCGGAATTCCACCTCACGGCCATCATGTGCGAGCCGGATGACATCGGCAGGGTCCAGCGCCAACCGCGAGGGCGGCAGGCGGAAGGTGGCGCTTTCACGGCCGATCCAGGCTTCCATCAGCGCGCGGCGGCAGCGGCGTTCGGCTTCCTCGGGCGGGATTGCCATCGGGAAGGCCTCGGAGGCAATGCGCGTCGTGTCGACGGTGATGCGGCGGGCCTCGACGAGGGCGGCTTCGTAATCTTCGTCGGCCCGGGCGACCTGCCACTTCAGGGCTTGGGGCAGTTCGGTCTCCTGGCCACGGGTCAGCTCAAGAGCCTCGCCCTCACGACTGGCCACAAGATCGTCGATGGCCAGCGTTACGACCGAGGGGCGGCCGCGCATGACGAAGCGGATCACGCCCTCGGTCTCGATCGCATCGAAGCCAAAATGGCGGGCCAGCGTGGAAATCGATGCCCGAGGGCTTTCAAGGGCCCCGATCACATAGCCCTCGACCGCGCCCCAGAGGCCGGTGACGTCGATCAGGCTCTCCGCCAGCCCAGCGCGCAGGCAGAGATTGCGCACAAGCGCGGCCAATGACACCGCACCCAACCGTCCGGTCAGCCAGTGGCCAAGCCGCCAGTTCGGGCCGTCCGTCCAGACACCGGTCAGTTCGGGAAAGAACGGATAGGGCCGCGCGTCCCAGGTCCAGGCGGCGCACTCAGGGACATGCACCATCCGGCCGCCATAGATCGCAGAGGTCGGGTTGTTCGCGCCCTGACCCCACCAGAGATAACTGGCCTCGAGATAGGCGCGCTGGACCGCATCGTCGCGCCAGCCGCGCGAGAAGTAGGGCGTGAAGCTCTCGGACGACTTCGGGTCGAAGAAGACATTCGGCTGGTTCGTGCCCCGGTCGATGGCCGGGCACCCAAGTTCGGTGAACCAGACGGGCTTCGACTGCGGCACCCATGCGGTGGGCGTGCTACTCTCGACCCCGCCCGGCCGGTTGAAGTGCGGGTTCCACCACCAGGCGCGCAGATCCTTGTAGCGGAAGACCCAAGGCTTGCCTGCGGCCCCGTCCGTGATGGGCGTGCGGATCTGGGCCGACCGGTCGGCGGCCGAGGCATAGAACCAATCGAAGCCCTCGCCGCCTGCGATGTTCGCCTGCAGGTAGTCCAGGTCATGGATCGCAGGCCAACCTTGCAGGGCATCGGCATGGTCGAAGCCGTCGCGCCAGTCCGAGAGCGGCATGTAGTTGTCGATGCCGATCAAATCGATGTTGGCGTCCGACCACAGCGGGTCGAGGTGGAAATAGACATCCCCGGTCCCATCCCCCGGCTGGTGGCCGAAATACTCCGACCAGTCGGAAGCGTAGCCCACCTTGGTGCCCGGCCCGAGGACTGCTTTCACATCGGCCGCCAGCGCCTTGAACGCGGTGACGGCCGGATAGGCGCTGGTGCTCGACCGGATCGTGGTCAGGCCGCGCATCTCGGTGCCGATCAGGAAGGCATCGACCCCGCCCGCCACTGCGCAGAGATGGGCGTAGTGCAGGATCATGCGCCGCAAGCCCCAGTCGCCCGCGGGGCCGGTCCAACTGACAGTGTCGCCCGACACCGCGAACTGCGCCGGGGTGGCCGCGCCGAAGAAGCTGGAGACCTGCGTTGCCGCAGCGGCTGTCTTGTCGGCGGTCCCGGCAAAGCCTGCCGCCGGGGAGCAGGTGATCCGCCCGCGCCAGGGGAAACTCGGCTGACCCGGTGTGGCGGCATTCGCGCTGTAGGGGTTGGGCAGCGTGTTCCCGGGCGGGACGTCCATCAGCAGGAAGGGATAGAAGGTGACGCGCAGCCCGCGCGCCTTCATCTCACGGATCGCCTGCACCACCGCGAAGTCGGCGGGCGTGCCACCGTAGACGGGCCGGTCCTCGGCGTCGCGGCTGACCAGATGCGCATTGGCCCGTGCCACGCCATTGACCGCCCACACCTTCGGGCTGGTGACCTTTGTCGCCACCTCGACGCCGGGCTTGATCGTGCAATTGCCTGCGCGAAGGTCATTGCCGAACCAGGCGACGACAAGGCTGACGCTCTCGACGGCCGGGGCCATGGCCTGCAGCCGATCCAGCGCCACGACGATATCGGCCTCGTCGGGCAGCGCGTTCAGGTTCTCGGCCGAGGTGGTGCCGCCGGTCGTCTGGCCGAACACCGTGGACGTGGCACCCACGGTCTTGCGCACGGCTTCGGTCGCATAGGTGAACTCGCCCGAGGCGGGGATCATGGTCACGGCCTTGACCAGCCCCTCGGCGGTGTCGAAATCGGCAAGGGGCCGGAAGACCTCGAAGGACAGCTGCGGCAGGCGGTTGCCGTAGGTCGAGAGCGCCAGTTCCTCGAATACGACATAGGCCGTGCCGCGATAGGCGGGCGTGTTGGCGGCCCCCATCTTGGCGGCGACAAAGGGGTCGGCCGATTGCACCTCGTCGCCCGGATACCAGCGCCAGGTGATGCCGGTCATGTCGAGTGGCTTGCCATCGGCCCAGATGCGGCCGATGCCGGTGATCGGCCCTTCGCACAAGGCGACCGCGAAGGACGCATAGTAGAGGTATTCGGTCGTCTGGACCCGGCCGCCGCCGCCACCCTTTCCGCCACCTTGCGTGGTGGTCTTCGTTTCCTCGCGGAAATCCGTGGCCCAGATGATGTTGCCGCCGATGCGCATGCGGCCGTAGAGGCGCGGGATGATGGCGCCTTCGGTGGCCGAAGTGATCCGCAAGGAATCCAGCCGTTGGCCTTCGATCTTCTGCGCGGGAGCCAGCGAGGACACGATCCAGCTGTCGACCACCGAGCCGATGGTCGATCCGATGAAACCGCCGATGGCGGCCCCGGAAAAGCCGAGGATCGCGCCACCGAAGGCCCCGCCGATGGCGGAACCGACAGCGCCGAGGACAAGCGTCGCCATGGGAAAATCTCAGCGTGCAGGGAATTGGAAAGCGAAGGCGATGCGGCGTCGCCAGGTGGGTGTCAGCCGTTCCTCGATCACGCCCAGCCGTTCATAGGCGTGAAGGAAGGTGTCGGAGCCGGTGAGGATCCCGACATGCTTGGCGATGGCGCGGGGCATCATCCGGAACAGGAGCAGCGCACCGGGCGGGGCGTCGGCCGGTGCGATTTCCGGCATCATCAACCGCGCCCCATCGGCCAGCACCTCGCGCGGCCCGGTCTCGCCCCAGTCCCGGCTGTAGGGCGGGATCGGGAATGGCTCCGGGCCGACGACTTCGCGCCAGACACCACGCGCGAGGCCGAGGCAGTCGCAACCCACCCCGCGCAGGCTGGCCTGGTCGTGATAGGGTGTGCCAAGCCAGGACCGGGCAACGGCGATGACGCGGGAGGGATCGGCGGTTGGTGCTGTCGCGGTCATAGCACCGCCCCTTCGTGTCCGCCGTCCTTGGTGGCGTAGCGCAGCACCGCGTCTTGGCCCGGGATGTGCGGGAACCCTCGGAAGTTCGCGACATTGGCAAACTTCGTCCCGCAGGTCGCGATCCGCTTGTCACAGCCCGCCCGGACAACAAGCGCATCCGTCGCCGTGATCGGCCGCGCCGGGGCTTCCAGCAGGGTCAGGATCGCGACCCCGTCGACGAGGTCATGCGACAGCACCTCGACCTGTCGCCCGGCGTTGGCGCCGGTTGACCATTCGACAAGGCCGAAGGCAAACCAGCCCGCCGCGAAACTGGCGAGGCCGGATGCCGTGAAAGCCCGGTCGCGCAGCACATCGATGACCGCGCCGGTGCCCTTGAAGGCCGCGGCCTCGAGGTCCACGCCGCAGCGCGCATCGCCCAGCGCGGCGTCGCAACTGGCCTGAAACGTCCGCCCCACTGTCTGGCCGAGGACATGGGCCAGCGACCGGACCTCCGCCACGAAGGCCAGCCGCCCGCGCCGGATCTGGCCGATGGCCCCGCGCCGCAAGAGCACGCGCTGCTCCGGGTTCGCCCAGTTCACCCGCCAGACCTCGACCGCCGCATTGTCCCAGCGCCCGTCGAGGATATCGGTCTCGGTGATGCAGTCCGACGACAGCACGCCTTGCGCGTCCTGCGCATCGACCGAGAGGTCGGACCCCGACCGCACCTCAGACGCTGTCAGTCCGCTTTCTGGCTCGAACTCGGTGCCCTCGAACGACAGCGTCTGGTCGTGGTCTGTGAAACCGAAGGTCACGCCATCGGCCCGGGTGATCCGCCAGCACCAGGCGAGCGTGGTGGTGCCGTCGTCGAGATGGGCTTGCAGCGCGGGCGGAAGGGATTTCACTTCCGCCCCCAGCCGCGCAGCAGAGCCACGGAGGCCAGGAGCGAAGACACGACACCACCAGTCGCGCCGGTCAGGGCATAGAGATTGAAGGGGCGAATATCGAGCGTACCGGTGGCCAGGTCGAAATCCGCCAGCCCCGCCACAGCGAGGCCGGAGGCGGCAAGGCAGGCCAGATAGACGAGGCCACGTGCGAGGGTCCAGTTCATGGTCATGCTCCGATCAGGGTCTTGAGGAAGGTGAAAATGCGGGTGGTCAGGCTCGGCGCCGCCTGCACGGGCGCGGGGTCGGCGGCGGCCATTGAAGGGGTGGGTGAGATGGGGATCGGGCGCAGCATGGCCAGTGCCTCGGCCTCGCTGAGCCGCCGGCCCGGCCGCGAGAAATCCACCAGGCCATTGCGGTCGACGGTCCAGGCCGGGATGGTGCCGGTCGGGTAGCGGCCCTCGGCGAAGAGATCGCGCTCGGCCTCGCGCCGGGACCGGATGGCGGGGGGCTTGAGCCAGCCCATGAAAGCCGCAGCCGCTGCTACCCGATTGCCCGCGTTGAGGTGCCGTGTCAGCGCCGCGTTGGCGATGCCGCCGGTATTGTAGTGGAAGGAGACCAGCGCATCGAACTCGTGGGGTTCCAGCGGCACCTTCACGGCGCGCAGCACCTCGGCCTCGTAGGTGGCGAGGTCGGTGCGGAAGATCCGGAACGCCTCGCGGATCCCGGCATCGAGATCGGTGGGCATCCCGCGCGGCAACCGCGCTGGATCGGGCGGGCCGGCGGCGGCCGTATGGCCAATGCCGAAGGTCCAGACGTGCTTCACATCGAGATAAGGTCCGGGCACGACGCCTTCGTGCCGGATCAGGGCCAAGAGCCCACGATCAGAGGTTTGCATGGGATTACCCGAGGGTTGAGAGGATAAGGATCAGGACGGCGACCGCGAGGCCGATGCGCAGCCGGTGGGCAAAGGCCTGTCCGGGGTTGGCAGGATCGCAGCGCAGCGAGCGGGCAAGGCGAAGGATCTCATGCATCGGCGTCATCCTTCCCGGCGCGCCGGAGCCTGGCGAGGATCAGTTCGATGAAGGCGGCCCCGAAGACGCCGACCAGATAGGCGGCCGAGCCGACCGCCCCGCCCGCGGCGACGGCGCCATCGGGCAGACCGAGCCAACCCGCCACGACCACGATGGAAAAACTGCCCATCCCGGCGGCGATCAACCCGCCGAGCAGGACATGGCGCAGGGCTTCGCGCAGCGCCATCCGGGTGGTCAGGGCATTGGTGGCACCGCCCAGCGCGCCCCAGAAGGCCAGCATCAACGCCGTCGAGGCGGCGATCTCGCGCCAAAGGTGGGACCAGAAGGATTCGTCGTTCATGTGCGGAGTTCCACGAGAGGGATCGAGGTGATGGACCCCAGACGTTCGAGGTCGAGGGTGACGTCGAGGGCGTCGGTGTCAAAACGGACGGGGACATCGAATTCGAAGCCTGCGGCGATGGCGACGCCTGCCGCGGGGGCGGTGGTGAAGGTGATAAGGCCGGTGGTCGTGGAAACCGACCAGCCGGAGGCCTGCGGCGTGCCGTTCAGGGCGATGGTCACGGTTCCCGCGACGGGCTTGGTGATCGTCCGCGTCCAGGACTGCGCGCCGGAGGTGTAGCGTTTGGTGAGCTGAAATAGGGTCGCCGATTCGTTGCCAGTGCCGATGGGCTGGTCGGTCGGCCCCGGCGACTGCGACGGCAGGCAGGACTTGAAGTCGGCCCAGTCCTTGAAGCGGAAGCCGTGGAGGCGGCTGTTCCTCGCCTCGAAGAAAGCGACGACCGCCGCCAGATCGTCAGCGCGGCGGATGCCATAGGCGACGTCGTAGCGGCGGCGGCTGTTGGCCCAGCTGGCGTTGCGTTCCTCGGCCCCGCTCGCCAGTTCGACGATCTGCGTGCGCCGTTCGGGGCCACCGCGCGCTCCCCGGCTGATGTTGTCCGGAAAGCGGACTTCGTGGAATGCCATGGTGGAACCTCACATGCCGCGCCGCCCGAGCGACACCGCACGGGCGATGTCGCTGGCGACCTGCGTGCGGGATTGCCGGAAGCTCTCGGCGTCGCGGGCGTTGATCGTGACATTGACGGTCGAGGCGCTGGCCTGGCCGTACCCCGCCGCCTCCCGTCGCGAGAGCACCCGTTCGCCCCGTTGCAGGATCGCGGGCACCTCGTCCGGCCGCAGCCCGGCCCAGCCCCCATTGTGCATGCGCGGGGCTCCCGCGAAGGCCAAGGCGGGGACCATCCGGCCGGGTGCCGGGGCACCGACCATGCCGCCCGCGTGCAGGATATTGGCAAAGATGCCACCCGCCCCACCCAGCGCGCCGGAGAGAGCGTTTGCAATCGGGCCGAGGATGAAGCGCCGGGCGGCGAGCTTGGCGAGGTCGGCGATCATCGACGTGACCAAGTCGCGGAAGTCGAGCTTGCCGGTCTTCACGAAGTCACCGATGGCGTTTTCCGCGCTCTGAAACGCGCCGACCAGCGCGCTGCCGATATCCCCGCCGATGTCGCGCGCCTTGGCGGCGTAGTCGGCGAGGGCCGCGGTGACGGCCTGCCAGCCGGTGAGGGCCGTGTCCGCACCCTCGGCGGCCGCAGCCCCGGCGTCGCGCGCGGCACCGCCTGCGCCGTCGGCAGCGGTGGCCGTGTCGTTCAGCCCGGTGGTCAGGGCATCGGCCGCGCCAGCCGCATCCGCCAGCGCGGTTTCGGCCTCGGTGCCGGTGCCGGTCACCGCATCCTTCAGCGCCTGCCAACTGGCGAGCGGCCGACCGGCAGCGTCAGCCAGCATATCGGCCGCTTCGCGATAGCCATCAGCCCGGGCGCGGGCGTCGTCAGCCATCGCGCCAAGGCCGAGGTCAGGCGGTTCCAGATAGGTCCGTGCGAGCGCAGACGAGAAGGCATCTGCGGCGGCGGCACCGGCTGCGGTCGCGGCACCCTCGAACGGATTACCGATGCGGCCGAGCTCCACCGGATCGAGGATACCGATCCGCACGCCACCTTCACCTGTCGCCCATTCGGGCAGCAGCGCGAGGGCTGCGTTCAGGGTCTCGATGAAGCTGTTGATGCGCGTGACGACGCCGTTCAGCATCGCCTCGACGCCCGAGATGAGCCCGTTCGCCGCCTGGAAGGCGAAGTCGCCGATGGCGCCCGGCAGACTGCCCCAGATCGCGACGGCCGCGTCATAGGCCCCCTGGAAGATCGCCGCCGTCCGGTCGCCGAAGCTGACGACGCCTGCGATGGTGCTCTCAAGGGCCGAGAGACCGGCCGCCTTCAGCCCCTCCCATCCGGCCGCCATGCGCGCCAGCGCCGCGTCCAGAGACAGGCCGATGCGCGACCAGACCTCGCGGGCCAGATCGCCCAGCAGCCGAAACGCCTCGCCCACACCACCGACCCGGGCGACGAGTTGCGAGAACTGGTAGACCAACTCGCCTGCGCCGACGATCATCGCGCCGATCCCGGTACGGATCAGGGCACCGCGCAGGACGACCAGCGCGGTGGCGAGGCCGCGCACCGACAGGGCCGCCGCGGCCATTCCCGCGACCCAGCGCCCGGCCATGACGGCGGCGAACGTTGCCGCATAGGAGGCAAGACGGCCGAGGTTGCCGATCAGCCCGTCGATGGCCGAGCGCAGGATCCCGCCGTCGGAGGCAAGTGCGACGAAGGCATCGGCCAGCGCCTCGATGGTCGGGGCTACGGCGACGGCGATGCGGTTCCGGAGGCCATCGAACACGAGGGATACGGTGCCCAGCGCCAGTTGGGTGCGGCGCAGCGCTTCCAGCGCATCGCCGTCCAGCACAGCCCCAAGGTCGGACGCCTGATCCCCAAGTCGGGCCATCTCCGCCCCACCGTTCCGCAGAAGCGGCAGCAGCCGTGTCGCGTCTGAGGCCATCGCCTCCAGATAGAAGGTCATTTCCTGCTGGCTCAGGCCTGCCCGTTCCAACGTGTCCACGTAAAGCTGCAGCGCCTCCGGCCCCGACAGCCGCGCGAACTGGTCGGCGGTGACGCCCACGCGCGGGGCCACGTTCTCGAAGAAATCCGCCATCGGCCCGCCGCCGGTCTGCAGGAAATCCCCGACCCGGTCGTTCACGTCCTTCAGGATGTCGGCGAGCTTTTCCTGCTCGATCCCAACCGTGCGCGCGCCAGCCGACCAGCGTTGCAGGGCCTCCGGTGTCGCATTGGCGACCTGCGCGAACTGCCGGATCTGCGCGGCGCTCTCGGCGGTGGAACGGACGATCAGCCCGAGCGAGGCCGTGGCGGCGGCTGCGGCGGCCCCGAGCGCCAGGCCCGCCCGGCGCGCAAAGGCGGCAAGCCGGGTGTTCGCCAGTTCCATCTCACGCGAGAGACGGCCAAAACCACGGGCCCCGGCCTCGCCCACCCCTTCCAGTTCGGCGCGCACGCGCCGTCCGCCCTCCGCCACGAGGCGGACGGAGACCTTCTTCTCAGCCATTCCGGCGTCCTTCCATCTGCTCGTTCAGTTTGCGCACCATCACCGCCTCGATTTCGGGCAGCAGTTCGGCGGTGATCAGGGCGTTGATGCCCAGCGCCTGCGCCAATGCCAGCGCGGCGCCCATGTCCCATCCGATGACGGCGCCCGGTGCGATGCGCAGTTGGCCGCCAAGGCGCTGGGTCAGGTCCCAGACCTGCCAGCCCTCGACCGTCAGCGGCCGGTTCAGTCTTGCGGGGCAGTCCGGGCAGGGGCCCGCGCAGGCCGCGCAGTAGCCGTCGCCCCCGCCGAAGGACCAGTCGGCGAGGGCGCAGAGGCGTTTTTTTCCGCGTCCAGCATCAGACCACGGGCGACGTATTGCGCCTGGAAGGCTTCGAAGACCGGCCAGATTTCCAGGAGGGCATCGATCCCGGCCGGGCTGACGGGCATGAGGTTGCCCGCCTCGTCGCCGACACCTTCCCATTCTAGAACTGCGCGGCGCGCGACGGCCTTGGCCATGGCCAGCGCCATGTCCTCCTGACTGGAGGCTTCCGACAGGCCCTCGATGGCCGGGTCCGCGCGGGCGGAGACCATCAGCGCGGTGGTGAGCGGTGCCACGAGGACGCGCAGGCCGGGCAGCAGGTCCAGCCATTCGGGCCGGTTCGACAGGTTCAGACGGATCATGGTCAGTATCCCGTGACGGTGTTGACGAGGACGGCGGTGCACATGCGGGCGGGGCTGGTGGCGCGGGCTGCCTGCCAGTCGAAGGTGGCCTGGATGCCCTGCGGGCCCGGGATCTCGATCCGCGGGCGGGGCAGGTAGACGGCATGGGCGGTGAAGGTGAAGCTGGCGTTGGCGCCGAGGCTCCACGTGAAGGCCAGCTCGCAGGGCGTGCCGTCGATGGCCTGCGTGATCAGCGTGGTGTCGGCGAAACGGACCTCCACCCGGCCCGTCAGCGCGGCCATGCCGGGGTCCGCCCCCTCGATGCGTCCGTCCGAGCGGATGGTCTCGATCCGGTCGAGGCCGTTGGAATAGGTGATCTCGGCCGAGATGACGTTGCCGAGGGGCGAGCCGTTCCGGGTGATCGCCCCGTTGAAGTGGCCGAAACGCTGCAGCGCCAGCGAGGTGGGCGTGCCTGCGGCCGTGGTGGCGGCGACGTTCTCGCCCTGCGCCACAAGTCGGGCCGTGGCGGTCAGCAGCCCCGACCGCGCCATCTGCCAGGAAAGCTGATCGCAGACACAGCCGGTGTACATTGCATAGCGCGGTACCTCCGGCATGGCCGTCTCGATGGCCATCGACGGCAGCGTCCAGTTCCCCGACTGGAAGGTGTGGGTCTTGGGCGTCGTGCCGGTGGTTGTCGGCTGACCGAAGGCCGCCTTCAGCCAGAGGCCGAAGTTCTCGACATCGATCGGCACGACGACGTCCCCATCGGCCGTGACCGCGTCCTTGATCGGGGCCAGCGGGTCGCGTCCCTGGCCCAGCAGTTCCGAGGCGATCAGCGGCTGTTCGGAGCCGAGTGTGGTGCTGGCGAAGGGCACCGTCCGATAGCCCGTGGCGGGCGGGGTGCCGTAAACCGTCTCGAACGCAAGCGCCATCTGCGCCCGCGCGCCGTGTGCGCGTGCCATGGGGGTCTCCTATGTAGTGGGTGTCAGGCCAGGGGGCCGATGGTGGTGCAGTGCAGAACGACGCTTATCACCGCTGCCTTCAAGGCCGCCGCGCCCTCGACCGGCAGGTCGACTGAGGCCGGGGCCTCGGGTTCGACCCAGTCGCAGAGGCCGCCCAGCGTCCGGTCGGTTTCCAGCGCCGTGCCGATGGCGGCGATCAAGTCGTCAAAGGTGCTGGCCCCGCCGGTGCCTGCCTGGACAACGACCTCAAGCTCGGCCCGGTGCTGGTAGTGATAGCGCAGCGGTGACAGCGTCACCTCCGGTTCGCCCGGCTGGCCATCGCGCAGGATGATCAGCCCGGCCGCAGGGATCCGCTCGGGCAGTACCTCGTCGCGCAGGGCTAGGGCGGCAAGCGGTTGCAGCCGCGCATGCAGCGCGGCGAGGACGGTTTCGCGGGTGGTAGGCATTTTTCTTTAGCTGGCGGATAGTGACGTGATTGGAGGCCAGACCTGTGCAGGTCTTTCTTTACGAAGGCATCAACGGCTATGCTTTGCCCTTAGGTTGATAAGCGGAGTACAGGCATGGGCGCAGCTAGGACAATTCGCCAAGGCAATCTCGGCAAGCGGGCGCTGAGGCTGGCGGAGAAAGATGGCAAATTCTATGGGCTTGCCGATGGCAAAGTTTGCGTTGAAGGCACCGATGCGGATCGCGTCTGGCAGCAACTGCACGACGAAGCTGGCAAATCTGATCCGAAGTATTTTGGCTACCCGGGCGCTCGAAGCCGCTTCCTGAAGTTTTTTCCGAACGGTTTTCATTCAGAGGGCTATGCCGCCCAGGAGCGGGACTACAAGCTGGCCGCAAAGAACAAGCTGGATGCGACTGCGCCCCTGGAAATGGCGATAACCGGTTCAGGATATGGCGAAGCGATCTTGTCGGTTTATCGTGCGACAAACATGCTGTCACCGTTTGAAAAGACGCGGTTGCAGGACGTATTCCGAGGCCCAAGTTCCGATGCTGTCATTCGGGCGGCTGCCGAGTTTACCGAGAGTGCGGACAAGAATAGCCTTGGCCGACTGGAAGCGGCCCTAAAGCCCCATGATTGCGCCAAGTG